CCTGGGCGGGGTGAAGTTCGACCGAATGGGCGAACACGCCGCCGATCTTTCGCTGGACGGCATCCCGGTTGCCAGCACCCCGATCTTTATTCGCCCCGCCACCCCGGGCGCCGCCCAAGGCTGATGCTTCCGCCCGGAAAACTCCGCACTGAGGTCAAGCGTTGGCCTTGTTTCTGGTCGCAGGGTGAAAAATCCTCGTTCACGGCCAATATACATGGCGAAGGGGGAGAGAGGGATGGGGAAACCGGAAAGTGGAAAAGCTGAAACACTTAAAACTGAACCACGGAGATGGAGGGATTGGCTTTGCTCGGGGTTTTACCCCGGCGTTGCTGCGCCGTCCTTATCCCCGCCTCGCGCGCTATGCGCTTATTTCCGCTTCGCGTCCGCCGCCCTGTTTCGCCACGCGAAACATGGCGGAGAGGGGGGGATTCGAACCCGATTCGCCGTTACTGGCTAAGTCCCTAAATAACGCGGACTTAGTTGAATGTTAGTGGTTTAGAACGTGCTTATAAGAGCAGGTAAATGCAGCGAAGGGAAGCTAAAAACAGAAGATTTGGCAACCTTTGGGCAACCTAAACGGGGCGGATTTCAGGGTGAAGGAGTGACAAGCCCGACCGCTTCCGGTCTCTTCTTAGTATGGGATTAACGATCCATTGGAAAACTAACGCTCCGGAATCGGCGACGCTCGCCGAGGTCACGGCGAAGCTCTCGGCGTGGCGTCAGGCGTGTCTCGATCTCCCGTTTGAAACGGTCACGTAGATTCAGCATTTCTCCGGCAAGGATCTGGAATGGCGGCTCAATGATCGCGCCGCGCCTGACCGCTGGTTCGTCATCCAGGGCTGCACCCACGCTCAGGCCGATCCGAAGGATGAGGATAGTCCGCACCTTTCGATTGATCCGGTCGAGGTGGTGGGCTTCACGGCCTATCCCGGTGACGACTGCGAGCCGATGACGTGCCTGCTGGCGCGGTATCCGGAAACCGCGACGGTTGGGCCTTATCGCCTCCGTCCTGGAATCAAGGGCTGGCAAGCGAGCTGTTTCGCCAAGACGCAATACGCGTCCTCGCAGGGCTCACAGCACTTCTTGAAATGTCATCTGACGATCACGGCGGCCTTGGACGCGGCGAAGGCGGCGGGGCTGCTGAAATCGGTCTTGGACGAAGGCGGCTATTGGGATGACCGCGACGCGGAAAAACTCCTGACGACGGTCGGCCGGTGGAATGAAATGATGGCCGGTTTCGTCGGTGCTTTGGAATTAGCTACGGGCGAGAGCCTGCCGGCACCGATCAAGGATCATCCACAGTTCGAGCGATTGGAGCACTTCGGCACCACGGGCGACACGGCCGCGATGGCGAAGGCGATTGCGGCGGCGCTCAAGGATATCAAGCCGAGCGAATAGGCACGAAAAACCCCGCGCGCTGGGTGGCGGCGGGGCTGGCTGGCGTCGATCAATCCTCGTCGGGGAGCATGATCGTGAGACAGGGGCGGCCGGTCTCGTCGGGGTGGGAAATGGCCTTCAAGGTGTGCAGGCGCTTGCGGCCGGTGCCAGTGATGATGACGCGGAAGAGGCGCCCACCCTGCCAGACCTGCACGGGAGAAACGCGGGACATCCAGAGGATGTCATGCCAGACGCCGCGGCAGTCGTTCGCGTGCTTCGGACTCGCGACCGCCTGCTCGATGAGGGCGAAGACCGCCGCCGTCATGGCGACGTGAACGCTGGGGAAGTGCTGGGCGGAGACCTCGGCGAGGTCGCCGGTGGAGGCGTCGGCAAGGACGCCGTCGGCGATGGCCTGGGCGCGGGTGTAAACGCTGATGACGGTGAAACCGTCAAACGGGTGGCCGGGCTGGTGGATCTGGTCGCCGGGCTGAGGTGTAGGATCACGGAATGAGTCACGCATGGGATGTCGGAGGAGTGCGCCCCAACGAGGGCGCGGATGGGAGTAGCGGGCCGCGCTACGCGGAGCCCTCAGATGGCCAAACCGAAAAAACGGCCGCCCCCGAGGGATGCCGACGGGAAGCACCGGCTGCGCAAGGTGGAGCGCAGCGGGACGGGACGCGGGACGGCGTAGCCGCCAGCGCCCGCCAGCGAGCAATACCTAGAGGCGTGGACGGGCGGAGTGCGCAGCGCGGAGCCCGCCAGCCGTCGCAGGTGCTACCCTAAGGGCACCCTCTGGGCACGGCCACGCACGAAGAATTCGAGCCTACGGCGAGCATCAGGCTATAGAACCAGAGGGTTGGGTGGGCTCCAGCACCTCGATGAAATCTTTGTGCTCTTTGGCTATTTTGAGGAGCTGATCGGTGAATTGGCTTCTTTCAGAGACTTGTATGACCAGCGTATCAATGGCGCGAGTAAACGCGATCATCAACCAACGCGCCGCGTGATGGCTTGCCGCCTCTTTTTCTGAGATTAACAAATCCCCCTGCTTGATCTGCGGCGCGTGCTCTACTTGACGGCCAAAAAAACGCTCCGCATCGAGGCAGACAACCGACCAGCCCTCTAATCCACGACAGGACTCATACCGGACAATTCGAATTTGCTTCGTATCCGTGGGGTAGGTGTCGCGAACCTCTTTGTTTGTGCCGTCCCATGTTTTTTCGCCCCACGATTCGAGCCTCTGCGCGAGCGAATTACCGGCGAATTGAGGTGAGGCCGTGACGCAGAAAAGGCTGTCCACTGGCTCATTGCGATTGGCTTGGTGAGTTTTCATCACCTCAGCGTGGATGTCCTGAGTGTAGGCACCTTTTACTATGATAACCCGGCCTCCAGGCACGTCGTCGTTAACAGATAAATTCCATGGGATGCTCATCTCATCGGCAAACGCGGAGATGAACCGACATAAATTGGCTTTTAAGCGCAGGCATTTTCTAAGTGGGACGATCTGACGTTCGGTAACTCCCAATCCGCTCGTCCAGTCGCACCGCGTGTTTTCCCTGACAAACTGATCAACACCATCGGCGACGAACAGAAGGTTGTGCCCGAATAGTTTAAACAGAAGGTTTTTATCAATATCGGGCCAGTCCTGCGCCTCGTCGATCATCACGAAATCCCAAGAGAAAAGTTCTGGGTTATTTGTCGCTAAGGTGTCCCGTAAAAGTTCTTCCCTGCTCATAGATGAAATGAGCTGGAGGGCATCTAGCTTTTTCGCCGCGTAGTCAGCCGGAAAGGGGGCTCCATGATCTGAAGCTGTATGAAGACCCAATGCGTCGAGCAGCTTGAAAAAGTAAGAATCACAGGTTCGGATTTCGATGGTTCGATCATCCGGTTTGTCACTGATCCGCATCAAGACAAGTAGCCTCCGAACATCCGCGACTAGGGATCGGTTAAATGTCAGGAAGAGTATTCGGGTGCCCTGGTCGTCGTATAGGTTTTTTGCAAGTTGAAGGAGACGAACCGTTTTACCTGAACCACCTTGGCCACGGAAAAGCAGCATCTGTTTGCCAAGTTTTTCGGTGGCATAAGTCTGACCGTCGATAATGCGTTTACAGATCAGTTCCATTTTGGAACGATCCAACGGGCTTGTGGCTAACGAGCGGGTGAAGATTTCGGATGCTTGGGCTACTTGATCAAAATCATCGCGGCGAGAGCAGGATATGCTCAGGTCGAGTCTCTCGCGAGCCTGCTCAACTAGATCCGCATGTCGAAGCTCGGCCAAGAGCCTGATCAACGCGGTGGCGTTAAGATCGCTCCAGAATATATTATTGGTTGAGCCAGTGCCCGAAGGGCGCGGGTGATTGCGAAGCCAAACTGCGTTTAGAATGAAAGGAGCGTGTAGATTCTGGCGGGTGATGTAATCTCTAACGGAATAAGTCTGCTCGTCCGCCTGCGCAGTAGCACTCGACCACTTTCCTTTATACTCTACGTCCACATTTGTGCCTTGGATTCGCACTCGATTTGAGGGGTGGTTCTTTAGTTCCACTACCATGCAGAATGTATTTAGATATATGTTCTTTTTTTCAAAACCATCCGGCTTCTCGCCTGGCTTAAGTATAAAACCCTTGGCCATTGAGCCGAAAAGAATCAGGTCGATGTCCTTGCGCTTCTGCCCAAAGCATTGGGCGCCGACCACAATCGTGATTCGATCCTCTTTTCGAAGACGCGGGGTGAGTATTTGTGACAATGCCTCCGCAGCATCGCGCTCGTCGCCAGCCGGGGTTCCTACGATGTTAATGGGCATTGGCAGATGAGTGGAAATTAAACAGGTTCGACCAACTTATCACCCTTTTGGGGCGCGACGGATTTGGGTTGAATCGGATTCGAGTCGGCGTTCTCGAATAAGGCCGTTGATGAGGGAGCGCACCGTTTCTTGAATGGCGGGGCCGGTGCGAGTGAAACCGAGCCATCGGGCGAAGGCGCGCGCGGCATCGTCGCGCTCTGTCCAAGTGCGGCCTAGTGAAGCGAGGAACTGAGATTTAAGGGAATTGCGGTCGTAGTCCTCGATGCTTCGGTAAAGCAACGAGAGTTCACCCGCTTCGTTTTTGAGGATACCTCGGCGCGCGGCAGAGAGGAGGCTGGATGCGAGGGTTTCCTTGATCAGCGGCCCGAGGCGTTTGAAGCCCAGTGCGTCGGCCAGGTCGCGAAGGGCTGTTTCGCGGTCGCGGGATTGGCCGTCGCTGAAAAGCTGCCGGATGACGCCGGGCAGTGCGTCCGGATCGATTTGGCTAATCGAGGGCACAGTTGTGCCGCTTTGACTGGCAGATCGGGATGGCGTCTTGGACTTTGGGGCTGCCGGACGAGCCGAGGGGGCGGCAGCCCTAGACGAGAGGGATCTCGTCCTCGGTGTGTATGCCTAAATCCGGCGGAGGGATTGGCGGGGTTTTGGCGGGAGGAGCCGCAGTAGGAGGGGCAGGCGTTGCGGCGTCGGATGAGGCGGCCAGCAAGCCGCCTTGGGTGATGTGAACCAGCTCCGAGAAATAGACACACGCATTGCCTTCAAACGTGGATTGGTTGATGCGAATGTATGCCCAGGAGGTGTTGGTTTCTTTGCCAATGCGTTCGCACCAGTCGGTGATCGCATCGTCCTTGGCTTTGACTTGATCCGTGTCGAAGACGCGACCTTTGGTCTCGATGATCCAATTGGTTTCGCCTTCGTCGGTCTTCTGCACCGCCACCCAGTCGGGGTAATAGAAGCCGATTGCTCCGGTGGGTTTGAGGTAGTCCACGCGGAAGGCGGTGTTGCAGTCGCCTTGTTCGGTGGTGCCGAGCGCGGCGAAACGCTTCACGTCTTTGGCCGTATCGAGAAAAATCCCGAAGCGGCGTTCAAAGTCGTTGTAGGTGGCGACGTAGTTGAAGACGGTCTTTTTGCAGATGAGCGGGCCCGCGCTGAGGTTGCGGCGCCAGGTGAAGGGCTTGGTTTCGCTTAGCTTGAAGTTCGCCTTTTCGAACTCCAGCGCACGCTTGTCCACTAGTAGGGTGGCGAGGCGGTGGGCGAGGCGTTTGGCCACGGCCTCCCGGATGTCTTGGCGGGTGAGGTATTCGGCGACTTTTTTACCTTCGTCGGTCTCCGCATCTATCGATACGGTGCGACCGAAGCAGCGGTGCTCCACGTAGGTTTTCACCAAGGGGTAAAGTTCGGCGAAACGGCCGCCGAGCTTGGCCATGTCGGCGACACGGTTGGTGAGGTAGGCGAGCGTCTCGTGGATGGGTTTGGCGCCCAAGTTAACCACCGCCATGCTGACATGGGTTTGGGTGATGCCAAAATCCATTTTCAGCTCGATGCGGTAAACTTCGGAGAGGTCGGCGTCTTCCAAGATGCTGTCGATCTTGAGCACATCCACGTCGGCGAGTTTTTGGATGTTGTGGATCAACGAGGGCTTGGTGAGGGGAATCCAAATGTCGTAGGCCGCACGCTCTTTGGTGGGCGCAATGGTGATCGGTGGCGCAGGCGGAGTGCCGGTGTCGCCAACGCCGACGCCTTCGCTCTCCAGGTTATCTTTGAGGGTTTGGAGGAGGTTTTGCGTGCCGAGCACTTCCAGAGTCTGGGTGCGGTCGGGGCCGATGGCGGTGCGATCCATGAGGCGGAGGCCGCGGCCGATTACCTGCTGGGGAAGGATGGCGGTGCCGAAGGGGCGAAGACCGAGAACGACGGTCACGTTGCGGACGTCCCAGCCCTCCTTTAGGATCATCACGCTGACGATGGCCCGGATTTTGTTGTTGGGCTTGTCGATCTCGTTGGCGGCGATGCGGGCTTTTTCGAGGTCGCCAGCGGTGATTTCACCGGAGGTATCGGTGTGGATGACGAGAACTTGCTCTTCCTTGAAATCATGCGTGTCGATCAGGTGCTGGCCGATGGCGTCAGCGTAGTTGGCGCGCTCGACCATGATGAAGAGCACGGGGTTGAGCTTCACCGGCTTGTATGCCTCGCAATGCACTTTCCAACGGGCGACGGCGGACTGGATCCAGTAGCCGTATTTGTCGCAGACGTTGTCTTTGTTTACCCCGACTGGATCTTGGGGCGGGGCTTTGGATTTGCTGGTTTGCCGGACGATGACCGGGGCTTTGACGATGCGATCCTCGACCGCTTGAGCCAAGGGATAGTCCACGATGATCCACGGGAAGAACAAGTCGCCCTGCTGGGGCGTGGCGGAGTAGTCCAGCCACAAGGCCAAGCCTTTGGAGTGGGCCTTGTGGATGGCCATGAGGCTGCGGTGCCACTCCAGGTCGCTGTCGTGGACGTGGTGGGCCTCGTCGTTGAGGACGACGACGTTTTTGAGGGATTTGATGCGCTCCAACATGGAGCGGCCTTTGTTGACGCCGTCTTTTTTGACCGGTGTGCCGAGCAGTGCTTCGATGGCGTTGGAGGGAGTGGCTGGCTGGTCGCGGCCCTCGTAGAGCTGATGGATATTGGTGATGAACAGGTTTCCGCCCGCATCGGGCTCGGTGAAGTCGCCACGCTTGATGACTTTGAGGTTCATCTTGCCCCACTCGGGCGGAACGAGGGGAATTTGATTGAAGATTTTGTTGCCGTCGAAATCGCGTTCGAGGCGCTGGTGAACGATGACGTTAGGGGAAACGATCAGGAAGTTGGTGGAGAGCCCGAGATCGGAGGCGACCCCGCTTGTGCCTTCGCGTTGGCGGTAGTAGCACCAAACCATGCTCAGGGCCATGACCCAGGTCTTGCCTGAGCCCGTGGCCATCTTGAAGGCATGGCGACGCAGATCCTTGGCCGAAAGGTCTTGGGTCTGCTCGCTATCGGTCTCGGCCACGTAGCGGCGTATCTGCCGGGTGCCGTCGGTGAGCGTCTGGAATGAGTAGCCCTGGCCTTCAAAAAGGCCGGTGCCGTAAACCGAGCCGAATTGCTGGATGGCGGGGATGGCATCCCGGTGGCCGCAAACCTCAACGACGTAGATCAGTGTCTCTACCGCTTCGCGCTGGCCGAAGTGGTAGCGGAATGGCACGGGGAAACCCGCGACCTGATGGTCTTCCTCAAACCAATACTGCAATAGGCGACGAGAAACGGCGGAGACGCCGGGATAGCCCTGATTGCGCCAAGCGGTGACGGCGGCGCGGAGCTTTTCGATCAACAGCAGTTTACTTGGGCGACGGCCTGGCGCGATGGCCCAGCCCCCCTTCGCTTTGGGCGTTTTTATGAGGTGGTAAGTCGGAACCTCCCATGCGCAACGGCTGGGGATTTCCGGCAGTTCCTGATCATACTGGACAACGGGAAGGGCGGGCATAGCGAGGAGCGGGAGTGGTTACTTTACCTCGATGGTATAGGCTTGAGAGGTATCGTTACCAAAGATGTCCACCACTTTGACGAGGACACGGTAAGTGCCGGGCTTTTCGTATTTATGAACGTCGCTGGCGAGGGCGAGGGAGCGATCTTTGCGAGTGCGGTAGGTAACCCAGCCCTGCATAAAACTGTCGTTCTGAAAGTCCCAATCCACCGCCCAGTAGTCGATATAGTCACTCCACTTCTTCACTTTTTCGCGCACCTCTTCGGGGATGAGTTCGGTGTTGGGGATTACAAAGTCTTTCAATGTAATTGAGACGTGGAGGTTCTTAGCCTGATTGATTTCCACGTTGAGGTAAGCGAGTTCGAAGAAAGTGAGGTGACCTTTATCAACCGCTTGTTTTTCCATGACCTCGCGGGGAATCTGGAGCAGCAGTAGTTTGATGCCCTTTTGCTTAGCAACATCGTGCATGGGGCTCCCCTTCTTTACGCCATTATTGGGGCCAGCTAATCCCATCTCCCACTCCCATCCCAGAACGTGAAGCTCCGGCTGCTTGGTTTTAACGCATTCTTCTATGGCTAGTGAAACCTCATCAATTGTAACAGGGGAGTCAATGGCACCAATATGCACCATCGCCGCGCCTTTTTTGCCATGTATATGAGACATGCCGGAAAGAGGCTGTGACTGATATAGTTTCAGGACAAATGCTAGATATTCATAGAGAAGTTGCCCGTTGCTTTGACCACTTCCCAGTGTGGATCCCTGCCAATATTGACGTTCGTATTTCCCAAGATTGAGAACCTCGAAGGGTTTACATCCTTCGATTTCAAGCAGGCGTTTACGTGTGGTATGAATCGCCCATCTTCCTAAATCACAACCAATCCATCGTCGCCCAAGCTTTTCTGCAACTGCAAGCGTTGTCCCCGATCCACAGAAAAAATCACAAACCAAGCCCCCTTCATTTGTGGAAGCGGCAATTACTCTACTTAGTAAACGCTCGGGTTTTTGAGTATCGTATCCTACCCTTTCAGCGGCTTCCCAATTTAACTGCTCGATATCAGTCCAGTAATCTGTGGGAATCGCCCCCTGATCTACGTAATACCTATAGACTTTCCCTGACTTTTTATCTGTCTTTTCTTGATACTCTCTACCATCGGCATCGACCTTTGCCCTCATGTGGCTGTTGGGTTTCCGGGGCATTAGAACGTGTGGGTCTTTAGCATTGAATACGCGGTCTTCGCCCTTTGAATATAAAAAGATAGTATCATGTTTCCGTCCAAAACGATCCGTGCCTTTACCCCCAATACTATAGCACCATATAATTTCATTCACATGGTTTCCTGACATGATTTCATCGAGAATTAATCTTATCACACCTGACATACGCCAATCACAATGAACATACAGGGAGGCCGTGGGGCTCATCAGCATTTTGATTAGACTGATTCGGTCGTAAATCATCTGCATGAAGCTCCCGGGGCCTTTACCCCAAGTGTCGCGATATGCCTTTTCCTCAATAATACTCTGTTCTTTATGGATCTCATCCTCTCCGTCCCCAATGCTCGTTTTGAATGAAAAATCGGCGCCGGTAGCAAAAGGTGGGTCGATATATATTAGATCAACCTTACCGGCAAATTTCTCTAGCAAGGAACTCATTACAAGAATGTTGTCGCCCCATATGAGCTTATTTCTCCATCCATCTTCAAATGTTACCCCTTCCTTGCCGGAATAAAAATCGAACAGAGTTAGATTAGCGTTTTTTTGAGCTTCGCGTGTCGCGCGGCTTTCATTCACCCGCTCAATGACTTGAAAAGGAAGGTTTACGCGAGGCACCTCGCGCAGCGATCCATCCTCATTATATTTTCCGGGCCAGACCAGCTCGGTTTTGGTGACATCAATTTTAGCCATGAGGGATTTTAATTAGTATTGAATTGGAAGCGGCGCTTAAGGCCGTTGTGGTGAGTGAAGGGGATGATTTTATCGTGCTGCAATCTGCCGACAACGATGCCGGGGGCGATACCGTGTTGTCCTGCAAAGTGCTCGACCTTGGCTATCGTGAACGGCTTGAGCGTGAGGAGTTCGCGGTAGGCCGGGCGCGGGATTAGAAAATCGGCGGCGAAGGCGTTCGCCTCGGCTTCCTTGCGCTGGGTATCGGCATCAGCGGTTCCCTCGCTCGACTCGATAAAGACATCGCGCTTGCCGTGCTTGAGGATGTGGGCGGCCTCGTGGAAGAAGGTGAACCAAAGAAAATTGTCGGTCTTGCCGCGAAGGCTGAGTTGAAGAATCGCCTTTTCCGGGGTGAGCCAGCGGGTAGCGCCAAAGGCGCGGGTGCCCGTGACCTCGGGAACGAAGACCAAGGCGACCCCTGCCTCGGCGCAAAGGCGCTTCATAAGGGGCTCGAAGGTTTCGGGCCCGGTAGTGGTGTGGCGACGGATCTCGTGGAGCGCGGCGGTGAACTTCTCCTTATCGAAGGGCTGGGTGGCGACCTGCTGGGCCTCGCGTTCGCCGGCACGGAGCCAGGCGGCGACGGATTGGGGGCGGGCATCGAAGGCGCGGGATTTGCGAAAGGCGACATCGGGCTGCTGCCAGAGCTGCCGCCACTCCTCCACTCCAGCGACGCCGAAGAAGCCGAGGACGGCGCGAAGCTGCTCGACCGGATCGGACAGCTTGGGAATCCAGCCGAGCTTGCGAAGCTGGGCCAGAGGGAAGTCCTGCAACCAGGCTACGTCGCGTTGCAGGGCCTCGGTCTCGGCGTTGCGCGCGAGCTGGGCCTCGTAGTTGCGCTGGGCGTTGTTCCAGAAGGTGGCGGGCACGCCGAGGACGCGCTCAAGCTGCAGGGCGGTGTCGGCGATGATGGCGGCCTTACCTTGGACGATCTCGTTGATGGTCTTGAGGGGGCGGCCGGTGCGTTCGGCGAGTTCCTTCTGGGTCATGCCGAGGGCGTCGAGTGTTTCGAGCAGGGTCTCGCCCGGGTGGATGGCGAAGTCGGGCTTGTAGGTGGGTTTGGTGCTCATGGTCAGTGGGGGTCGTCTATTCTCAGGATACTTACTCGGGTGATCTTGGCCCAATCGAGCCCGCCGTCGGGTTTGCGCGGGGTCTTAGGATGATCGGCGGCCAGCATCAGCCGGTAGGGATGTTTCACATCCACCGAGATTTGTTCGTCGTTGTTGTTGGTGTGTTCATGGACTCGGGTCTGAGGCAGCTTGGCGAGGTCGGCGAGGGTCTCGGCGGCGGCGATCTGGGTAAGTCGCGCAAGGATGCGGTTACCGTTATCGTGCCCGTAAGTCCTCAAGACCTCCTTTTGGCTGTTGAGCAGCTTGGCGAGTTTCTTGTTGGAGTAAGAGATTTCCATGTGGGTCGGGTGGTAGCAAGAACTATTTACCCTTAGGGTTAATTAAATGCCGGTATTCTGCGGGCCGGGTTCGGCGAGCTCAGACCAGCCAGGGTCGAAGGTGAAGTGGCGGGACTTACCGGCAGGGTTCTGGATGCGGTGGAGCCGGGTGGCTGCGGGTGTGCGGGTGTGCTCGACGACGTAGAGCCAGTAGCGGTCGCCCTCGACCTGGGCTTTGAGGAACTGCTCGCGAGAAAGGGCTACGGGGCCCGACCACGAGCCGCTGCGGGACTTCACCTCGACGTAGCGGGTGGGGCTGGCGATGTCTTCACCCTCGAAGAGGTCGAAGCCGGGGTTGCCGGGCGGGGTGGTTTGGAGGCTGGTCTCTTGGGTGAGGATGTAGGCGATGGCGTCCTGCTCGATCTGCATGCGGGCGGCCTGTTCGAGGCCTTCGGGATCGGCCGGCTCGTCGTCGGGGGAGGTGGCGACGTAGGTGTGGAAGGCAGGACGATAGGAGCCGGGGTTGGCGTGCGAGGGGCCTGCGCCACCCCCGCCGCTATGCCCGCCAGCGGAGCCGCCGCCACCGCCTGATCCTGAACCCGAGTGCGAGCCGGTGCCGGAGACGTTCTTAGGCGCACTGCCGCCGGTGCCAGGGCCACCGGGGCGGCCGGCGCCAGGAGCGTATTCGCCGGTGGAGCCGCCGACCGGTGCGGTGGGATCGGGTGCGCCGCCGAGCAGGGCTTCGATGGCAGAGGCGGGCGTGGCGGGTGGGTCTTCGGGGGCTGGCGCGGGTTGCTCGGGAGCAGGAAGATGGAGGAGATCGGAGAGCTGTTTGCTGCTGGTGATACCGAGGGATTTGATGAGGTCGAGAATGGCGGGATCAATGCCGGCCAATCTTGCGAGTTCGACCTCTGCGCGTGGCTTGAAGGGAAGAAGCGACAGGAGGAAGGGATGGGCAGGCCAGGGAGGCGTGAGTGTCTCGAACACGACCTCGGCAGGAAGGCCCAGGGTGCCGTCGGGCTTGGGCACCCACCGAGACTTGCGGAGTTGCTCGACGAATGCGGCGGGGAAGTCGCAAGACCGCCGTGAATAATGAAACCAGATATACGTTCCGCTGAAATAGGACTTGCCGCGATTGGCTTCAACTTCGGCGAGGGCATCCCAGAGAAGAAGGGCGCGGTGTTGGCGTTCGTGGGGATCTAAGTTTGATAGGTGAGAAAGAACCTTGTCGAGGTCGCGAAGGGTATAATCAGTGATGCTGAGTTCCTCTGTTATAGGGGAGTAGCCCGCTGCCGCGCGCATCTCGGCAAGATCGGCATTTGTGAAACGAGAGGGGGCAGGTATAGGAAGAAGGTATTCGTTGCCGCCGCAGGCGCGAAGCAGCTTGCGGTGAGTTTCGTTAGGGATGGTTCCTGTGTCTTTCTCGATGAGCCAGATGTCCTTGATACCTGCGAAGAGTCCAGCGAGGCGGTCGGTGTGAATGTAAGCCGCCGAAGGGCGAATACGGCGGCGGGCACCGGTGGCGTCGGTCGCATACACGAAGGGCGTGTTTCGTAGAGCTTCGAGGAGTCGTTTTCGTTTATCGGAGAGGTTCGTTTCTGAAGCGGTGTGTATGCGCGCGATGGCTTCGCTGTATTCGGGGCCCGAAGGAGCATAGGAAGCGCTGGAGAAGCGTGGAAGCAGGTGGTCGATGACGTCGTCAACGACGTCGGGAACGGTGAGGCCGATGCGCTTGAGAAAACGGAGTGCGGGTTCGTGGGCGCATAAAGCGGGATCAACAGACGGGTAGTCGGTGCCTGAAGCGGAAAGGTAGGCGAGAGGCTTGTTGTTGTCGAAAGGGGGGACGTGAGAGCCGTCGGAAAGCCGGATGATAGGCTTGGAGAGAAGATTGGTGGTGCGCAAAGCGCCTTCTTGTTCGACGAGGAATGCGTAGAAACGGGCGAGCCAATCAGTGGGCTGGGATTGGAGAAACGAGGCCTTGAGGCGTGAGAGGACGGCAGCCGCGTCGAAGTCGAGGATGCCTAACTCCAAGTTAAGAAATTTATGAAGTTGCTGGGTTCGGTCGCGGGTCACGCCGTCGATCACCCAAGCCAGGGGCGTGGGCGTCGAATCCAGCTCCCCTAGCTGCTCAGGGGAAAACAATGTTCGAATCTCTACGGTGCGGCCTAAGCGGACTTGGGGAGCGGGGCGGTGAGTGCCGTCGTGACAGGGAATCAATGGCTCTGCGGCGAATGCCGAGCGAACCGCGTTGAAGACCGGTAAGAAAAGCGGCTCGGAGGCGAAACGCTCCTTGTGGATGGGAAGCGCATGGAGCGCTTGAGCGTCGAGTTTACCGATGGCTTTTAGCTGACGGATCGAATCGGGCACGAGCTGGGCCAGCTCTGCGACCAAGTGTTTGTTCCAAGCGTCGTCGCGGGGAATGTTGTCGCGACTCGGCGTGGTGCGGAAGGGGCCTTGGAGGATCGCACCGAACTGGGTGTGAACTATGGTCGGGAAGAAAACGGAAAGCTTCGCGCTTTCCACGGGCTCGATATGATCCTTGAGTAGGTGATAGGCGACTTCTACACGCCCGGCAGGTTTGTCGAGTTGGCCGGGCCTAAAAACCGGCCGCTCAAAAACGAGGTAGGTGGCATCTGCGCCGGATTCGCTGACGATGGTTACCCTGCGCCCATCGCGTGCCTCTGGCTCGGGCTGAGTGTCTCGGAGGTAGTTGCCCTGTGATTTTCCGGAATGCCAACTCACCTGCTCGATCTCGCGCAGGAAAATGAGGGTGCTGAGTTCAAGAGTGGATAGACCGTTGTGGACTTCCGAGTGGGCGGTTCCGTCGCCGACACGAAAAGGGAAGCGGAATACGGTTTGGCCGGGCTGGGTGACTATCGGGGCGATGCCACGGGGGTGAACGTAATCCTCGATGGCGAAGTGCTCGTCGCCGGAGTGGATTTCAGGGCGGTCGGTGAAAGCGTAAACGGATTTGAAGCCGATGCCAAAGCGACCGATGTCGGTCAGGCGTTTAGAGTGCGTTTCGGTGCTTTCGCCGATACCGCAGATAAAACGGACATCCTCAGGTGTGAAGGTGGCTCCAAAGTGGGAGAAAACCAGTGCATCGGAATCGAGGCGGAAGCTGACTTCGCGGTTGAGCGGATACGGAACCTGACGGCGAAGTGCATCCTCGGCGTTTTGGAGTAGCTCGAAAATGAAGTGCGAACGGTTGTCGTAGCGTTGCGCGAGCAGCATCGGGCCGTAGCGGGTGATAGCCGTCCCGTAGCTTACAAGGTTGTCTGAACGCACTTTTTCGTAATCGGTCGGCATGGAGAGGCTTAGGATGGGAAAGGTTTAATGAGGCCGTCTCGGGCGCAGACGGCTTTCAGGTCGCACTCTTTGCACACCTTGCGGCCGGGAGGGCGGACGACGTTGAAGTCGCGGTCTTGGATTTTGGCCACGACTTCGTCGAAGGATTTACCGGCGGCCTCCACGTGTTGCGGATGGTAGTCGAACTCCATGAGGGCATCGGACTTCTTCTCCTCCGCCGTCCAGTATAGGAGTAGACGTTCGGGGCGTTTGCCGTAACGTTGTTCCAGGATGTGCGCGTAGGTGCAGAGCTGCTTCTCGTAAACGTCGAGAATGGGGTCGTCGGGAGCGGGACGTTCGGAGGTTTTGAAGTCGAGAAGCTCCAGCTTGCCGTCGGAGCCCATGAGGAGATCGACTTTGCCGGTCAGGATGTAGCCGTCTTTCTCCAGGGAGACATCCACCTCAGTCTCGCGGACGCGCTGCATGGCGTCCCGATTCTGGTGGAAGTAGTCCAGGACTTGTTTGAGGGCGTTTTCCTTGGCGGCGGGGCCGGTCGGGCGAACGTCGCTCAGGCAAAGGAAGCGGTAGGTTTTTTCGAAAAGGTCGAGGACGCGAGCGTCGTCAATCTGGTCGAGGAGGCCGTCCAGGACGAGACGATGAATTTCCTCAATGGACTGGTGAACCAAGAGGCCGAAGAAAATCACCGCCGAGCGGGACGGCGTGAAATCAAAGTAACGGTAGTATTGATACTGGCGCGGACAGGTCTCGTAAACGCGGAGGTCGCCGGTGAAGGAGAAACGTTTTTTGACGGGGTGGCGGTCTTTGCCCTCGAAACGCTGGGCTATGAGCAGATCGCGCTGGATGTGGGGCCACTGGGGAAGGCCGTCCCAAATTTCGCGAAAGTGATCTTTCGGCTGCGTGCCGCAGGTGAGCACGAGGAGCTTGGCGGCGCGCGAGAAGGCGACGTAGTGAAGACGCATCCGGTCGAAACCGGTGATGCGATTCATGGGTTCGAGGACAGGGCGTTGGCAGAAGGGGCCCAGCAGTTGATCCACCTGCTTACCGGTGCTGATGTTGGCATCGAGACTGCCGACGACAACCACGGGAAATTCGAGGCCCTTGGACTGGTGGATGGTCAGGATCTGGACGTGGCCCTTGGGAAGCGGTTGATCGGGATCCTCGAAATCATTGAGGCCGCTTTCGTGAAGCAAACGAAAGAAGCTGTTGAAAAGGTGACGCCGAATCCACTCCCGGTTCTTATGGGTGATAATCGTGTAGTGGTAGTAGCTCTGGAAGGAATTCAGGAGCTGGGTGAGAATCGCGAGGCTACGGGCGCGGTTCTCTTCCTTCATGACCGACGCAAATGGTTCCACCGCGAGAAGCCGATAAAGGAAATCCGCGATGCGAAGGTCGAGGGACTCGCCGATGTTGAGCCCCTGGATGAGTCCGACCCACTGGCGCAATAATTTGGAAAGCGGTGAGTCGCCGCCACCCGCAGCCCCTGCGAGCGAGACAAAGGCGCGATCTATGTAGGTTGCAAATTCGGTTAAGGCCGGGCCCTTCACCTCTCCTCGGCCGGCGCCATGCCAGCCGAAAATCAGCGCGTAACAGGCCATCATCCATTGGATTTCTTCGCTCTCAAAAAAGCCGCGAGCGCGTGGACAGTAGGCGGGAATTCCGAGGGCCTTTAGGGCGTCGGTAAACCGACCGCTGTGTTGGGTTTGAACGCTCCGCAAAAGCAGAGCCACCTGGGAGTAGTCCTCGATGATCGAGCTGTCTTTGAGGAATTTGACCAAGGACGCGAAGCGCTCGGCTTCGTCGCGAGGGTCTTGAGTCCAGATACTGAAAACCGCCGGATAGTCGGGGTGACTCTCGGGGGAGTTTGGGAGGATGGATTTGTCGAAGCGAAACCGCTGGATGCCGGGCCCAGACCAGTCTGCGGAAGCCATCCAGCGATCATAGGCGGAGATGATGGCCTTGTGGGAGCGGTAGTTGGTGGTGAGCGGAATCTGGGTGGCCGACGGGAAGTGCCTGGGGAACTCAAGAATGTTTCGCACGGTGGCACCGCGAAAACGATAGAGACTCTGATCCTCGTCACCTACCACGCAGACGTTGAGATGGGCCGAGGCCATTTTGAGCAAGAGCCGCTCCTGAATGTAGTTGGTGTCCTGATACTCATCGACCATCAGGTAACGGACGCCTGCACACACTCTTGAGCCAATGGCATCGGATGACAGGACATCGAACGCGAGGGACTGGATAACAGCGAAGTCGATGCGGTTCTGGTCATATTGGGCTTGGCGGTAGCGAAGGTAGGCACCGCCAAGCGTGGAGAGAAAAGCATCCGGGGAAGATTGAAGGCGGGTCGCGTCGATCTGCTCCTCGGTGATTTTGTTGAAGAAAGAAATAGCGCCTTCAATCGCGGTCCACTTGGTGGACCATTTCCCTAAAAAGAGGTCGTTAACCGGGGGCCCGAAGACCGTATCGAACTGCTCAAAAAGGAAGAGTTGCTGGGTGAGCCCGTCCAGAATCTGGAAGCTGTTGCCCAGCTTGGTGTGATGGCGGTGGCGGTTAAGGATGTCGTGGCAAATACCGTGAATCGTGCCGACACGAAGCTCGGTGAGGTCTTCGGTGTAGCCGATCTTGGCCGCACCCGCATTGAGGCGATCACGCAGTTCAAGCGCGGCCTTTTCGGTAAAGGTGCAGACGACTATTTCGGAGGGCTTCGCCTTGCCGAGGGAAAGGAGGTTTAGGGTGCGAAGAACGAGGCTGAATGTTTTGCCGGAGCCGGGGCCCGCTATGATCAAAACGGGGCCCTCGGTGGTTTCGACAATACGACGCTGCTCCGGATTCAGAGAAGGGAAGTGGGAGAGAATCGGGCCCGCGATCATCAGAGTAGGCCCTCCTTGCGGAAACTAAAGAAGGTGTCCGGCGTAATGATCAGATGGTCAACAACCTGAAGCCGTGAGGCGGTCGCCGCCAAAACCAACTGCCGGGTGAGAAGTTTGTCTGCGTCCGAGGGAGATGGGTCGCCGCTGGGATGGTTGTGGGCGAAGGCCAAGGCGTAGGCGTCGGCTTTGAGGGCTGCACGCATGACCTCGGAGGGAAAGACCGCCGTTTGATCAGCGGTGCCTCGCGAATGGGTGACCACGCGAAGAAGCGCGAACGATGGGGAAAGTAAGGCGACCTCGAAGACCTCTTTCTTTTCGTGCCCCAGGCGGGCGCGCCACAGATCAGACAAACCCTTGAGAAGACCCTCTGGAGAATTGGGCGTAGCGTTGCGGGAAAGGGACTCGGCAAGGTATTGCGGAATCAGGTCTCGAATGAAGTGGAGCGCAAAGACGGTGGTGGGGCCGACACCCGAAACCGCCAGCAGATCGTCGTAGCTGGCGTGCATTATGCCACGGAGACTTCCGAATTGAACCAAGAGCGTTTTAGCCAAGGGCTTTACGTCCCCCCGTGGGATAGCAAGGGTGAGGGCAAGCTCGATGATTTCGTGAGGCGCAAAAGCACTAAGCCCGGCTTGGAAGTAGCGGGAGCGTAAGCGTTCGCGGTGACCGGCGCCGGATAGGTCAGACGGCATTGTGTAAAACAAATGCAGTCGGGCGCATAATAGCCAAGAAAAAGCCCCGGCCATTTAATGGGTCGGGGCTAGGCAGTTACGGAACGTGGCGGTTTTTTAGGTTTTGAAGGAATTGTTGGGTTTGCCGTCGTCGGCGATGTCGCCGAAGCGGTTCACGGCGTCTTTGAGGAAGGACGAAACGGCGAAGACCGTGAGGCCGATGGGCGTGCCGGAGAAGGGGCCGGCGACGGTGAGGACAAGACCGGCGGTCTTACCGAGGAAGGACAGGATGCGAATGGTTTTTGCGTTCATACGCAGCGGGTGGGTGTCAATGGAGCCGTGAGTCCGTTATTCGCCGGACGGCGGGCGGTGGCGGTTGAGGTATTCGCGGCGTATGCGAAGGCAGAGGTAAACGAGGGTGGCGATGCCGACCAGGAGTCCGACGAAGGCGTTGAGGCGTTCGAGGGTGACGATGGCGAAGATGCCGAGACCGCCCCGGTAGGGCACGGGGTCTCGGAGGACGGAGAGGATTGTGGAGAGCATGGTGGTAGAAGGTGGGCATGAAAAAGGGCGGCGGTCGTGAGACCGGCCGCCCTTGAGTGCCCGTGTTTTGGGATTAGCTGCCGGTGACCTTGCGGGCGCAGACGGAGCTGGTGACGCGGATGTCCTCCGACCAATCGACGGCGAGGATGTCGGAGCGGGCGGAGTCTTCGCGATACATGCGAACCACGTCCACGCCGCCGCGACGGAGGCGGAAGGTTTTCATGAAGCTGGGATCGTAGAGCGTGGGGCTCTGGCTGGCGTGGAAGATCACCAATTGCTGGCCGATGATGTTCACGTTGGCCTTGGCCGTGCCGAGCTTGGCGGTGTCCTTGGCGAGAATGCCGACACGGATGTCGATGCTCGGGTTGAGGAGAAGCGAAGCGAACTGCGACATGGTCACGCCGACTGAGGCCGCGCCGGGGAAGCGGGCGAGGATTTTGGAGTTGTTGCGAAGTTTGTTCCAGAGGGGCAGGCCGATGACCATGCGATTGGGCATGCGCCCGGTGTCGGTGGCGAGGGCCTCGATCTGCTCGTCGAGCTTCACGATAGGGTCTTCGCTCGCGAGAGTGATGTTGGTCGCTGCGGCGAGGGCGGTGAGCGCGGCGAAGACCTTGGCCTCGTGGGAGGTGATGGCGGACGAGACGAGGGTCTGGGTTTTGGCCTCCTCCAAACGGAGAGGATCGCTCTGACCGGCCTCGTCGCGCTCGTGGTCGTCTATGGCGATTTCGAGGGCCTGCGGGAGGCAGTTGTAGGTGGGATCGCTGGCGGCGAACTCAAGGCGCTTGGCGGGGCCGCCGACGGCGCGGGAGGTGTCGATGACCTGAAAGGTGTTCTTGTCGTCGAAGCTCTTGTATTGGCCGGTGGCGGCGGCAACGACGACCTCCGGCGCGAGGAAGGTGGCGAGCGAGGCTGAGATGTCCTGGGCGAGGCCGCGCGCGTAGTTGGTCAGCGTTACGTTGTATTTGGAAGAAGACATGGCGGGAATGGAAGGAGGGCGATTTGGCTGGGCGTGGTGAAAACGATCACGTGAGCGTTACGGGACGGAAGAGGACGGCCTCGATGAGTTCATCGACGGCTCCGGATTCGAGGGCCTGGGCGACGACGATACGGGCACCGGAGCCGGCATCAGTCTGAACGCGGCCATCAGAGGTGAGTTGAAGGTCGGTGCCAGGCCAGCCGACGGAGGCGGCGAGCTTCACGCGGATCACTCCGGCGAGACCGCCCGCGCCGACGGCGACGGTGACGATTTCACCAGCCTTGCCGTCGGTGAGGAGGACGCCAAAGGGTTTTTGTGCGGCGGAGCTGACAAGGGCGACCTTGCCAGCGGTGAGAATGACGAAGCGGCCGACGTGGCCGGTGAGGTCGGCGGCGGCCTCGAAGGGGAGAATGGCGTTGGTGCGGGCGAGAGAAGTCTTCATGGGAAGAGGGCGTTAAAAGTGGGTGATGCGGGGCGGGTTCAGCGGAACAGCTCGGGGCTCTCGGCCTTGGCTTTCGCGTAGATGCTGGGGAAATCCGCGCCGGGGTTGGCGGCACGGACGGCGGCGAGCTTTTGCTCCTGCCGGGTGATGAGGTGGGACGGGTCGGCGGCGGGGTCGCCGCCGGGAGTGAGTCGCGCGAGCACCGGATTGACCGCGAGGGCGTCGAGCGCTTTCACGGCCTTCGCTTCGTCGCGGATGAGCGCATCGACCCAGAAGCCGCGTGCGTCGGTGTCCTTGGCGGGGAGTCGGCCGGCGTGGACGGCGGCATCAACCAGGGACTCGGCGCGCTGGCGGGCCTGAGTGGCGAGCGAGGCCTGAAGGTCGGAGACCTGAGACTTGAGGGCGGAGACGGAGCGCGAGACCTGCGAAACGAGGTCGGCCTCTTCGGTGGCGGACGCCTCGACCAGCGAGAGCGAACGGAGCGTGGAGATGAGAGTTTGCATGAGCGGTTGCTCGTGCGCGGTGTCAACGGGGGCGGCGGCGAACAGGGGCGCGATGCGCTTGAAGGCGGCGCGATTGACGAGGCCGCCCATGTTGATTTCGGAGCCGGTGACGTGGCCGGAGGCGTCGAGATGGAAGGTCGGGGAAAAGCGGCGGAAGGTGCGGCCCTCGACGGCGCGTTTGCCGGCGTCCGACCATTCGATGCGAGCGCGCACGCCGCCGGTCTGCGGATCGTCACCGGCCCAGTAGAACTCGGTGGGCCAGGCGGAGGCCTCGCGGTCTTCGTGGTTAAAATCGAAGAAGGGGCGATCCTCGCGGCCCTCGGCGGCGGCGGTCATTTTCGCCGCGAGGAAGGTTTGGAGCACGGCGGCGGTGCTGGCGCTGACGGCGACCTCAACCGACACGGGTTTGCCGCCCTGGGAGGCGCGGATGCGATGCCGACCGGGCGGCATGTATTGGATGTCGGCCGGGAGCGCGGAGCCGTCGGCGAGGGCGTTGGAGAATGCGGCGTGGAGCGGCTGGGTCATGCCGCTGGCGGGGTGTCAATCGGGAGACTGGTAGCTGGCCTTGGGCACGCGGATCAAAGCACTGCGGCAGTTGTAGTGCGCGGGCGGCGGCGAAAACCAACCGTCACCCCAGCGGCGACCGTGGCGGCCTTGGCAAAGGGGCGTGGTGCGGTTGTCGAGCGTCGCATCCCAAACGAGGTATTCGTCGTTGGCGTTGGCCTCGGCTACCTGCTGCGGGAACGCGGCCTGTGCGGCGGCTTGGCGGGCTCCTAGTTCGGCAGAGGATTCGCTGGTGGCGTCGATGGGAGAGCCGCAACCACACGCGCAGGCTTTGGCCTTGGCCGGGTCGGGTGTAGGCTCCGGCGGCACGCCCTGGGCGACGGGTTTGGTGGGTTTGAAGAGTTCTTCGCCAGCGTCGGGTGTCGGAACTTTGTGGCGTTCGTAGAGGTATTGGAGCGACACCGGCAGACCCATTTCGACGAAGAGGGTTTTGTCGCGGGCGGCCATGTCCTGCTCGCGACCTGGGCGCGGGATCTCGACTTCGACAAAGGGGATTTCCTCGGCGCTGCCCCAGTTGAGCGCGATCAATTGGGGGATGAGCTGGTCGTTGATGATCGCGACGATGAACTCAGCGTAGGTTTCGTAGAGGTCGAGTTCGACCTCGCGGTGAACCTCGCTGGCGGCGCGGCTGCCTTGGCCGTTGTGTTCAACGGAAAGGTTCTGGCCGAGAAGCATGATGTCGCACGCGCGGTCGGCGATTCCCATGAGCCGTTCGCTCGGGTCGTTGGGGCCGGACACGCCTGGCGTGGTGCCTTGCAGGATTTGCAGGTTGGTGCCCTGCGGAAACGCACCCCATGAGGCGGTGCCCATGTTGCGCAGCGCGGCGGTGATTGCGTCGATTTCGGCCTGAGTGGCGGTCGTCGGGTAGTTGGCCCAGCGCAAGGGCGTGCCGAAAAGTTCGGCCTTCTGAACGAGCCATTCCCAACCGAGCATGTGACCGAGCCAAAGCGGAGCGAGGGCGCGGAGTTGCGCGGCCTCGCCGAGTGCGCCGGACTTGGATTGGAAAATGCCGGTCAGGAATTTGCCGGGGTGTTTGGCGAAGGGCGTGAGCGTGGAGAGCGCGGCGGGATCGAGGCGGAGTGCTAGTGTGCCGTCGGTGGCGATGCCGAGGTAACGGGACGGGACGCGGCGAAAGCCGACCGGGACAACGTAGCCGGTGCTATCGGTGGCCCAGTCGATCTCCACGACGGAGAGGCCACGGGCGACGGCGTCCATGAGTTCGTAAACGCCGGAGCCGAGCGGGGCGCGCGTGGTGTCCACGTAGCCGCGTTGGAGGTGGAGCGCGGATTCGACGAAGGCGGCTTTTTCCTGTGCGGACGCGGATGGTTTTCCGTTCTTCGGGGTGAAGGGCTGCACGTTCAAGGGCAGCTTGCGGATGGCGTTCTTGATCTTCTGGAGATTGGCGCGGAGGCGCGGCCAAGTGTCCTCCATCAGGTTGAAAAGATCGCTCTGCGCGGCGAGGTCGCCACGGGCTCCGGCGTCGAGCAATGCGCCGACGGCATCGGGCGAAAGGCAGCGTCCAAAAAGCTGCGGCTCGAAGTCGCGAGCGGAGGGGCGAATGACGGGCGCGGCTAGTTTGGCGGGAGACGGTGAATCACTCATGCCGTGGGTTCCGTGTCATCGCGCCCACGCGCCGCGAAAGCGGGTGAGTGCGGGCCGATGGCGGGCGTTCATGCCGGTCGGAACGCGAGTTGACGCGAAGGCTCCCCAGCCCGCGCCGGGGTTGCGCTGGGCGGCATGGATAGCGAGCGCGAGCGCGGTGGAGCGGTCGGCGTGGCCGTCGGCGGTGCGGGCGGCGGCGTAGCGGATGGTGCCGCCGGGACTGACGATGCGCTGCATACTGCCGAGGTCGTCGCGGATGACGGCGGCGGCGGGCAGCGCGACGGTGCGAGCCTGCATGGATTTCTTGAGCCGCTCGAACAACTCGCGTTTGCGGTCGCCGGTGAAGGTGACTCCCTCCAAGCGAGTTTCATCCAAGGCGGCGGCGAGGTGTTCGCTCACCGGGCCGCCGATGCCAGTCGCGTCGATGGCGGTGAAGGCGGCGGCCATGACTCGCGGCGCGAGGATGGCCTCTTGCTGCGGGAACGGCACGCGGTCGAGAACGAGCACCTCGCGGGTGACGAGTTGGCCGCCGTGGATTCGCTCAAGCGTCCAGGCGACGGTGAGGTCGCGTTTGCGGCCAACGTCGATGCCGACGAACAAGGCCGGACGCGGCCGGATGATCGTCGAAAATAGATCCCCTGACGGATCGAGGGTGGCGTCTTCGCATTCACAGCCCTTGACCAGTTCGGCGGAGAACACCTGTGAAGAGTGCTCCATGAACTGACACTCGAACTCCTGAGCCCAGCCGTCGGGGTCGGCGAGGTTGGCGCGGAGTTCGTCGATGTTGAGCGCGAGCCCTTGGGCGACGGCGTCGTAAACGCTGGTCTTGTGGCGAGAGAACGCCGGTGCGTGTTCCCAGAGGTCGAAGTATTTGTTGTTCCGACCGGCGGGCGTCGAGATGACGCGGAGCTTTAGTGCTCCGCGCAACGGATTGGAAATGATCGGATAAACCGCGCGCCAGATTTCCTCGGGGTTCTCGTGGAACGCGAATTCATCAAGGACGAGGTTAGCGGAGTAGCCGCGCGCCGTGGACGGATTGGCTGGGAGTGCGAGGACGCGAGCGCCGTTGGGGAATCGCAGTTGGGATTTCTGGATCTCGGGCCGGTATTCGCGGCCGGACGAGTAGCTGACGGCGTCGCAAAAGATGGACGCGGCGCGGTTCACCTTGTCCATGAACTCCAGCGCCTGCCGTTCGCCCGCGCTCAAGATCACCCAGTCGCCGCCGGTCTCGATTGCGTCGGCGACAACCTCGAAGGAGGCGGCGAGCGAACCGCCGATCTGACGGGACTTGAGCCAGATTTTGAAACGCGCGGTGTCCTGCACCCACGCGCGTTGGTAGGGCAAAAGCAGGTCGAGCGGAGTGACCGCTAGACGACGCTCGGGCGTGGCGGATTTCTTGCGGGCGGCACTCATGGCGCGGGTTGCACCGGTGCCGGGGTGGCCGGAGGCTCGCAGGCACCAAGGCGGGAACGCCATTCGCGCATGATGTCCTTTTCCTTCTCAGGCGTGATATTGACCTGGGTGGCGACGACGGTGGTGGGCTGGTCGCGGTAAAGATCGGGCTTATGCGCCTTGAGGAAGAAAATCAGACACGCGTCGGAGTAGCGGCGGCGCTCTCCGCACATCTGGCCCTTCGCGTCGAAAACGGGTTCCGTCCAACCGTCGATGCCACGCCGCTTCAACTCCTGCTCGGCCTCCTCTATGCGTGACGCGTTCCGCACGCGGTCGCGTTCGAGCTGCGCGGCTTGGAGCAGCGGCACAAGGTCGGGCTGGCGCTGCAAGTGCCGGTAGAACGTGGATTGGTCGATGCCTTGCGTCTCGATGGCGTTCAGGGACGGCGCGCCGTCACGGATCGCCGTGAGGACGCGGTCGAACAGGGCGCGGCTGAACTTGGAGCAGCGCCCGACCTTGTCGGCTTTCGGGACGGCGATGGGCATCGCCGTTGCGGGGTGTCAACGCACGCGCGGGGGCGGATTTGGCGATGGCTTAAAACGCGCGTGAACGGTGCAGGTTGCAGCGGCGGGCGTTAGCCCGCCGCAACGAGTGGGCGGCATTCTTGCCGCCGCCGAGGCGCAGGAGGGCCGACGCGCGGCTCGGCGCGCCCGGCCCGACGGAGGCGGAGCCCGTCGCCCGCTGATTCTGCGCGGAGCGCGCGGGTGACAGGGCGAAGCGGCGCGCCAGAGGCGCGCAAGCCCGCCGGTCGGCCAGCGAAGCTAGGCCGACAGGGACGGGCGGGGCCACCGCCCTGCTTGGGTGGCGGGGGGAAGCTCCCCAGTGAACGAGCGAAGCGAGAGAACGATGGGGGCGCGTGGCGACGGCAGAACCGACGATGGCTTGTGAGCGAGGTGGCATCGGGGACAATGCTTCGACAACGGACGGCCAGGGCGGGCGCGGGGGAACCTATCCATTGCGCGAAGCGCCGCTAGAATCTTCGTTGAGGCGCGGCGAAGCCGCAGTGGAATTGGTTCGCGCGCGCGGACTGGTGACGCCCGAAGCTCGCCGCCGGCCCGAGCGCACTACTCCACCTTATGTCAAAAATGCCTCCGGCGGGTGCCCTGACAGGGTGCCGGACTCGCTCCGAAGGAGGGCATCTTGGGCATAAGGTAAGTAGTGCGCGGAGGGGAAAGCAGGTCGCATGACGGCAGAGCGGGACGAGAAGGGTTCACCGACATGACTCGGACGATGGACGCGGGACACGACGCAGCCCGAGCGCGGGGGGCTGCCGCAGTGCCAGCGCCTTCGCCGTGACGGAGGTGAACCCGGATCGCCTGCTATGCGGGCGGGCGACCTGCCCGGTGGCGAGCGGAGGGCTTTCCGCATTAGTGGCGCGCGTTCGAGTTGAGTCGTGAGTGAGCTTTGCGAACGAACCGCACACCTTGTTCGAGGGGCGTTTTTCCGCCCCGAGCATCAAAGCCCCCGGCGCATGAGGCGGAACCGAGCGAGCCTTGCGAGCGGGGGCCGGAGTCGTTGTGGCCCGGCGAGTCGGCGGCGCTCGGTGAGCACCCGCCTTGGCGGGCGCGGAATCGAGTGACGCTGTCTCGACGCGCTGGCGTTGGTATGGGGCGGGAGACTTTGTGAGCCGGACAGTCTAGCAGTCGGTGACGGTCGGGCGACCGGAATGGAGCGGAGGGCGGACGTGGAGCCGAAGGGGCGACGGCGACGCCGAGTCGGGGATCAGCCGCGACGACCGCAGCCCCGTTCGCGAAGCGAGACGGCGCGGTTCTCGGCTCGGCGAGATCCGCGACGGCAGGGGCGAAGGGCGTTGCGGCCCCCGACTGGGCGGAGTCGGCGCACCGTAGGCGGAACGGTAGCGCGGAGCGGAATGGAGGGAGGCCGAGCGGCACCGTCTGCGACCGAATTACCAAGAACGGGACGACGGAGCGCGTTAGCGGCGTTCGCCAAGGGAGCGGAGCGACCGCAGGCGTTGAGGGTAGCGACCAACGGGAGCGGGCGAAGGAGGACGGCGAGGCGTGTTGTTGGGGGGAGCGGCGAAGGCGCGGGAGCGATGCGCCAAGCGAACGGAGTGAGCGCAGGCATTGTTAGGCGGCGAGGTCGTCGTGGAGCTTCTTGAACCAAGCGAGTTCGTTGCGGAGGAGACGGCGGGCTTGGGGCGACCATTTCGACAAGGGCGCTTCTTCGATGCGTTGGTGGAACCAGCGGCGGAATTGATCGAGGCCACGAACGTAGTTCACCGTGGGAGTGTTGGCGTCGGGTTCGCGACGTTGACGGGGCGAATCCGGCAATACCCCCGTGGCCATGTAGGCTTGGCGGAGACCGGCGGCGTCATCGAGGACGGTGTCGGGCGCGTGCTTGGCGAGCTTCATGTAGCGGCGAGCGGTCGGGGCGGAGATGGCTGGACAGTTGGCGGCCAACCAGTCCTGCCAGGTGCCATGCGGGAGGGCGTCCTTTTGGAGATTGAGGAGGCGACCGCATTCGAGGGCGCGGGCCACGGCTTGGCGGGCGTTGAGGGTGGCAGCTGCGGCGGTCGCGCTGGCCTCGGAGAAGGCGGCGTTGATCTCAGGGGCGAGATTGAGGGAGAGGGCGGAATCAGTGGACATGGTGGGCGGTGGATTTGAGTTTGGAGAGGTGGTTGAGGCGGGACTTGCGATAGGACTGGCGGGCGCGTTTTGAACGCATCCCCCGCGAGGGCGGGAGGGCGAAGGTCTGCGACCATAAAACGACTAGGCGGGAGAACGCGGCGCGGGTGACGCCGTGGCGTTTGGCGAGGGCGGTCTCGCTCAAGCCCTCGATGTCCATGAGGCCGGAGGCGAAACAGGCGGCGTCGAAGGCGAGGAGCGGATTGGGATGAGCGCGGATGCGGGCACAGAACGAGGCGAGGATGTCCCCGGCCGCGAGATAGCCCCCTGGTGATGGGGAGGAGTCGGCGGCGGTAGTGGGAATGGCGGAGGTGGCGGACTGGGCGGCTTGCTTGGCGGCGAAGGCGCGTTCGTCGTCTTCCTCGACCTGGTCGTCGGGCTGGATGTCGGGCGACTCGGTCAACTCCATGACCGTATCGTCATCGTGCTGTGAGGTGTGGCGCTTGGTGTCGGGTTCGCCGAGACCTTGGGCGGAGAGGCGGGCGCGTTCCTCGGGCGGGAGGGTGGCGAGCCAATCGCGGTAGGCGGTGGCGTATTCGGCATCCCGTGCGGTCTGGAGATCGGCGGTAGAGAGACGCGTTTTCATGGCTGCGCCTCCTTTCGCCGATAAGGGTTGGAAAAGGATTCCGACCCCAACCCCACCACCCCAGCCCCTACATATAGGGGCGTTGGGGTTTGGGGTAGCAGAGCTGGGCAAACCCCACTTGGGGCCAAATTGGGGTGAATCTGGGGTTTGGGGTTCATGGCTGGCCTTTCTCGTAAAACCCCATCGGGCATTTGGTTATGACCCCGACCTGAAGCATCGCCTCAATCTTGTTGTCCCCGGTGCTCTTGGCCCAACCCCGCGCGGCCATGATGGCATCGCGTAATTCGACCCATTTCAGGCGCGGCTTATCGCCGAAAACCTCATCGGCGAGGGTGCCGAGTTCGATGCGCTTACGGTCTTCGGCGGTGGTGGCCTTGGACTGCGTGAGCAGGTGCATGCCGGCCTCCGTATCCCACGAAAAGCGAGGAGCCTTGTCGTCGCTGACTTCCTGGCGGCGGGCGGGTTTGCAGGAGATAGAGATGGTCTCCCCGTCCTTGCGGAGAACGAGGACGGATTCGGATTTGCGCTCGATCTGGCTGCCGAGGTGGCCGCGCGTCTTCTCCCCGCCGGGGTTGTGGTGGAGGGCGGTGACGATCACGCAGCCGGTCTCGGTGGCGAGCTGGTGAAGCTCGGCGACGAGACCGCAGGCCTCGGCCAGGTCGTTCACGTCGAACACGAGGTCGGCGACACCGTCGATGAAGAGCGAGTGAAGCCCCCCGGCGGCGGCGGCTTTACGAGCCATCGCACCGATGGCCGCGCGGCGTTCGGCCGGGTCGAGCAAGGTGAGCGAATAGCTGGAAAACCACCTTGGCGGCGCTTGCAGATCGGCGCGGCGAAGCGCGCGCATCATCATGTGGTAATGGTCGCCCCGGCTCTGTTCGGTGTCGTAGTGGAGGACGGCCTTGCCGTCGGGATTGCTGCCGTCGATGGCGAGGTAATCCCGCCCCTCCGCGCCCATCATCGAAGCGATCATCGCGGAGATGACGGAGGATTTACCGGACTTAACGGCGGCAGCGATGGTGACGAGATTGCCCGAGTGCGCGACCTCTACCCCGGCGAGTTTGAACGCCCACGGTTCGACGGGCGGCGGGTTGGACGGGTCGAAGCGGGTGGACTCGACGCGGGCAACCAGCTTCTCGGGAAACGGGATGGCGGCGGGTGTGCCGGTGGTCTCGCCGGGGACGGGAACGGCGGTTGGTGATGCGCTGGCCGGGTCGGGCGCAGGGCTGTCGGAGTAGGATTTCACCGGCATGACGAGTCCTCCTTGGGTAGGCCCTCGAAAATATCGGATGGGCAGTTGAGGGATTCCGCGTCGGTGGCGGCGAGGAGGTCGGCGAGATCCTTGTGGGGAGCGTTGAGCGCGAAGCCGTCCACGGTGGCCCCGGCCTGCTTGAGCTGGGATGCCCAGCGCTGGCCAGCATCGGAACCGGCGTCGTCGGTGTGCTCGAAGATGCGGACGTGGCGGCCGGTGAAGAACGGCAGGGCGTCGGGGTGAAGCGAGGCGGAGGCTCCGGGGACGCAGACGACGGCGACCGAGGCGGCGCGGTCGGCGAGCCATGCGAGGGTGTGCGCGGCAAGGAAGTCCGGGCCTCCTTCACAGAAGAGGACGAGGCGACGGTCGCCGATGTCGGCGGCACCTATGGGCCAACCGGCGATGCTGCCGCCGAGAGTCCAAGCCTTCGCGCTGTTCCATGCCCACGGCTGGCCATCCATGCGGCGGACTTGGATGGAGCGGCGGGCGGAGTCGGTGATGGCCCAAGCCGGACGGGAAACCCCGTCGTCGGTCATGGTGCAGCGGTGAAGGAGACCGCGCTGGGTGGCGATTT